ATTTAATGTAAAGGTTATTCCAACTTAAAGGTGGGAATAAATTTTTCTTTTGACCTTTTTTTATCTTTTTTAAAAAATTTGCTTGCAATAAGTTTTTATCCATGTTATTATAAACGGGCGTTACGGATAACGCAGGTTGTTCTAAAAAATAAGTATTCTGGAAATATTCTTGGAGAAGTACTCAAGTGGCTGAAGAGGTGCCCCTGCTAAGGGTATAGGTCGGGAAACTGGCGCGAGAGTTCAAATCTCTCCTTCTCCGCCATCTTATTTGGAAAATTATGGTCCAGTGGTGTAGTGGTTAACATGCCTCCCTGTCACGGAGGAGATCGTGGGTTCGAGTCCCATCTGGACCGCCATTCATGCAGATGTAGTTCAATGGTAGAACACAGCCTTGCCAAGGCTGATACGGGGGTTCAATTCCCCTCATCTGCTCCATTGAATTTTAAGCCTTTATTTAAAGGCTTTTTTATTTGTCTTGGGGTATATTGGGGTACAATTTGATATTAAAATATTGAATTATACCCCTTTTTTGCATATTATGGACATATAAGAGGGCACAAAAAATGGCAGTGGAATTAGATAAGAAGACAGGAAAATATATGTTTGCCGGGAAAATATACAAAGATGGCAAATGTATAAAGAGATATCGTAAGCGTGGCTTTGATTCTAAATGGGAAGCACAAAAAGCTGAGGTTGAATTCAGGAAAGATTTCTTTATGCTTCCATCCGATATGAATTTTGACAGACTGTATAAAGCTTTTAAAGAATATAATAAAAAGTATGTAAAAGAATCAACGCTAAAATCAGATGAATATTTGTACAATGTTCTTTCTAAGGAAATGAAGGATATTGATTTTCTAGATAAAAGGCAAATGCAAAACTTGATCAACAAATTTGATGAGAAATATTCAAAGGCATATGTATCAAGAATATATTTCTTTTTAAATAAGCTATATAAATTTGGTGTTACTTCTGAATACATTCCAACCAATCCAATGACATATGTAAAACGAGATCTTAGATTGAATGAAAGAAAAGAAGAAATGACAATATGGCAGCAATATGATTTTGATTTGTTTATTGAAGAAGTAGATGAACAAATGATGAAATGTTTTTATTCTGTTTTATTCTACATGGGATTACGAAAAGGTGAAGCCATGGCCCTACAATGGAAGGATATTGATTTTAGGAAGCAAACGATAGATATCAACAAAACATATAGATACAAAGAGAAAGATCCTAATAAATGGCTTACACCACCAAAAACAAACAATAGCTATAGAACTATCACAATGCCTAATACACTCTCTAAAATGCTTCGAGAATGGTTTTTAGAATGTTCTAAATGGGATGATTTCACAAAAGATAAATTTGTGTTTGGATATTACAAACCAATATCACCTCAGACAGTACAAAGAAGATTTGATGATGCATATAATAAGGCAAAAGAAAAAGATGATGGATTGCCTAAAATAAGAATTCATGATTTTAGACATTCACATGCATCATTTCTAATTAATAATATGGCAGGAGCTGGATTCTCAGATTTTGACATAGCCAAACGCTTAGGAGATACAGTTGAAACATTGCACAGTACATATGCACACTGGTTTGATACAAAAGATAAGAGTATTGTAGATATGATGAATAAGTTGTTGTAAATGTGACATAAATAATGTCTATTTATGAAAGAATATAAAATGAAAAACAGATAGTGTATGCTGCTCAACACCACTATCTGTTTTTCATTCTCTGCTAATCTTTTCTTGAGGGAATAGAAAAAAGCCTAAAATATTTATCATGTACACATGAATAATAACATCACATTTTAAAAAGAGTAATGAAAAATGCAAAATATTAATAAATATTTACAAAGCAAAATCAGTTATTAATAATATAACCAAAAGTTCACTAAAAATTCTACCCCCCCCGAAAAAATTCGAGACTGGTAATGTAATATATAACCATTTGCACATTTTAGTATTATGTTTGTACAATTTAACACAAAACAGGCATTGACATATAAAATTTAAGACTTATTATATTAGAATAAGGAAAACGTTTTTCTTTTTATTCATAGAAAATGAATGGAAAGGGATGATCTTATGGAAAGGGATTTATGGATAACGAAATTAATTATCCTAGCAGAAAAACTTAACGTGGATGATCTGCAAATTCTGTATAATCATGCACAAAGACTGCTGTTATCATCTAAAAATGAATAACACTAATACCTATAGGTATTTACGCGCAAATTTAAAAGAAGGATACTAAATTTAAGGAAAAAAGAGAATCTCAATTGCGGAAAGATTTGAATGCTATTAAGACTAAAATTTGGTCTGATGAAGTAGTTGGCAAAGAAGAAATAAAAGCTAGGGAATTTACCCTAGCTTTATTATTATTTAAATTTAACGGCAGTTCCGTACATTTGCATATAAAAATGTTGAAATCCGTTAGTGTCTAGATTTAGTTCTTCTTTCATGCCAATAATAGCATCTGCACCCATATAATATGCACGCTTTTTTAATTCTTCTACCGAAATAAAAAAAGCTTCATCAAATTGAGTGTGACCATTTCCTAACAAATCTTTTGTGGATGCTGAAATATCACCTGTACTGAATAATTCTATCATCCCCGATAATGCTCCTATCGATTCTGTTATGGATGCGTTTTGATTAACTAGTTGATTTTGATCTTTTAATGCATTGATTACACTACGATATTCTTTTTGCTTTTGAAAAATCATTTTCCCTGATCCTGCATCATTGATTTGATAAAATACGGGGCCAATAATATCATATTCACGTTTTATATCTGTTGTGGTGACGAAAATCTTCTGGATTTGAATTAAGTCATGTCTATGTTTTAAGTCGTTTAATGGTTCTCCACTATATTCAGGTACTCCATAAGATGATATTTCTATTTTGATTGATTCTTTTTTATCATCAGTTAAAGCTTTCCATTCTTCCACATCAATTGGTGTTTGAATCATTTTCCCATTGCAGTTAGAACAATTATCTTTATTTCCTTTTAATCTAGAAACTGTTTTTCCACAATTAGGGCAATAATAAACTACTTTTTCCATTACTGTTCCTCCATAAATAAGCTGTGTACATACCTATTTTATAACAATAAAGAGTAACAAGCTATTTCTTGTTACTCTTTTCTTTTTCTCTTTTAGCTAATTCTCTATTTACAATTGACCACAAATAATCTGCAACTTGTTGCTTTATATCCGGCGGTGCTTCAAGGTATCCTCGCACAAGCCATTTATCTTCTGGCTTTAATCCATAATCTTCGATTAGCTGATCTATTTTTGAATCAGGTATAGAAATGAACATATCGTCTCCAATACCTTCAGTTAACCATACATAGTCAACGTTGAATTCTCGACATATAGAATTGATGGTTTGGCTTGATGGATTGGTAGTTCCTTTTTCAATGTTATTGATTGAACCTTTTGAGATACCTATTTGTTTACCGAATTTTTCCATACTCAAATTAAAATGTTTACGTATTTTATATATTCTCGACCCTATATGTTCTTCCACGATTTTCACCTCTTAACTGCTTACACTGTGATTATACATTAAAAAGTATGCCGAGTATACAAAAAAACAAATTATTTGAATAATTTAAAGTTGACATAGTATGCAACGCATACTTATAATGTATGTGTAACATACAAAAAGTATTTTAAAAGGAGGGATGTAATGACTGATGAGGAAAATGTCACTAAAGAAGCTTTGGATACGCTCGAAAAGATGGGATATGACATCAACGAGTATGATCGAGGTTTTATCGCATGTATTTTGACTCAGAGCAAAAGAAAAGGCTCAGAAGGAAAGGAGAACGAAGAAAAATGAAAGCATATGTGACTGTTAGAGATGTGATGCTTGTTTTACCTGTAAAAGATACACAGGCTAGAAAGATTTTACATAATCTACGCAGACAAAAAAATAAAAAGGGTGAAATATTTGAAGGATCATATCGAGACACTATGCTTGGAAAGATTCTTGCAGTTCCCACTCCAATATTTGTTGAGTATTTTCCTGAGACTAAAAGTGCGCTTAATGACATTTGGAAGGAACAAATAAAAAGCACTCTTGGACAAGAGTGCTAGGGCAGCAGCCCTGCATAAATTAACCACATGATTATTATATCACAGAAAATTAAAGGAGTAATGAAAATGGCAAAAAAAGAAGAAAAAGAAAATTGGGTGATTCCCAATTTCGATAACTATGAGATCAGTAAGGTAGATGACAAGTATCTCATTAATTTGAAACCTAAGCCAAAAAATTATGTAGTTGCATGTACATTCATTAATATTGCTTTACTTGCATTGAATGTATGCGTATTTTTATCTACTAAGGTGTTGGCTACAACAATCATCCAGGTAGTTAAGTAATATGACTAAGGATGAGTTACAAACAAAAATTGACGGGTTCATAGAAGAAGAAACAGCGGATGAAAAAAGTAAGAATACCATTCGTAAATACAAGCATGTTGCTACTTTGTTTGTTAACTCATTGCCTGATGGTGAAATAAAAAAGAGCGATATAGTTACTGTTAAAGATAAACTGCTGCATGATTATAAAATCAGTACAGTAAACAACTATATTGTGATCATTAATAAATTTATCAAATATAGCGAAATCATTGATTCTGATGATGATTTTAATTTTCTTAAGCTAAAGAAATATTATTCAAAGAATTTATTGAAGAACGTAAGAGTCCAGAAAGATGATTCTTTGGATGATATTCTAGAACCCAATGAATTTCAAAGGCTATTGAAAAAAGCCCGTGAAATCAATCGTATGGACTTATACGAGATCATGAAGGTGTTTGGATATACGGGCATTCGTTTGAGTGAACTACAGTTCTTCACTGTAGAAGCAGTAATGGATGACAGTGTGTATGTTATGAACAAAGGAAAAGGTCGAGGAATCATTCTACGTTCAGACTTGCGCAGAGAGCTTCTAAAATACTGCAAGGACAACAAAATTGAAGAAGGGTGTATATTTACATCTTCTGATAAGAAAAGCCCTGTAAATGCTCGTGTGTTGTCTAGAGATTTAAAGATGATTGCTGGTAAATGCAGAGGGATTAAGCTTGGAAAAGTACATCCTCACGCATTCAGACATTTGTTTGCAATTCAGTATTTGATGCAGAATGGTGAAAATGCGATTGCAGAACTTGCGGATATTCTTGGACATTCTAGTTTAGAAACTACACGAATTTATGTGCGTACAACACGTAAAATGAAAAAGCAGAATCTTGAATCATTGAGTTATGCGAAAAGGAGTAGGTAAAGAAGTAATTATACAATACGGGAGAAACAAATGAAAGAAGCTACTAATGTTAATACAGGAGATGTTATTCAGGTTCAAAATGCATCATATGAGGTTCTACAGGTAGTTCCTGATGCAGTTTATATGTTTGAAGAATATGGAATAACAGCTGCACTTGTACAAAGAAAAAACATTTCTTGCATGGGTGCAGCATATCGTTTTTATCAGGTAGATGGAAGGCTTTTTGAACTTGTGATTCTACCTAAAAGTAATACAAGGAATAGAAAGAGAATAAAGGAAATATCTTTATTCTGAGGATAGAAAATGAAACACAGTTTTGATGCAGAAATTGCGAATGAATATGGAGTTGAAATAGCTATCATGTTCGATATGTTTTGTTTTTGGATCAGCAAGAACGAAGCAAATAATTACAACTTCCAGGACGGGAAATATTGGACGTTCAATACATATGAAGGATTGCATAAAATGTTCCCGTATTGGAATGTTCAAAAGATAAAAAGAATCTTAAATAAAATGGTTGAACTGGACTTGCTAGTAAAGGGAAACTATAACGAAAATCCATGGAATCATACAACTTGGTATGCGTTTGGAGAAGTAGGACAAAAGTTAAAAAATGCTTTATCTATCGATTGGTCAAAAGTGACTAATCGAACGGTCGAAAATGGCAATTGTAGAATAGTCAAAAATGACCAATGTACAATGGTCAAAAATGACCAATCTAAGACAGTTATATACACAGTTAGTAACACAGTTAATAAAAGAAATATAAAAGAAAGTTCCGACGACACTGATTTATCAGCATCAGAAACAATCCCTTATGTTGAAATTATTGACTATTTGAATTCTAAATGTTCAAAGCGTTACAAACACAGTAATCGCATTGCTAGAGAGAAGATTCATGCTAGATGGAATGAAGGATTCAGATTAGAAGACTTTAAGCTTGTGATTGATGTTAAAGCTTATGATTGGTTAAATGACACAAAAATGAACAAATATTTAAGACCAGACACGTTGTTTGGATCTAAGTTTGAAATTTATCTGAACAGTGTAGCACCTAAACAAAAAACAAATGATTTTGTGATTGCGAAAGGAGTGAAGATGTAATGCAGTCAGTTAGTGAAATAATCCAAAAACAAAATGAATCAAATAAGAAATATCTTAAAAGCAAACATTGCCAAAGTGATTGTGATAAATGCATGGCAGCAGGCGCTTGTGGTATTTGGGAAAAGCCAGCGTATTATGACGGGAAATACTTGGTAGCTGCAACAAAGGTGTTCTGTTCAAAAAGAAATGACTGTGAGAAACTGTCAAGCTATCGCAGTGAGTGGATTGAGAAGAACAAAAAGAACAGCGGTTTAAAAGATTTGTTGGATAAAAGAATCAATGATTTCGTTGCATCTGATCCTTGGCAGGAAGCAATCAAGAAAATGGCAGTGAATTACATCCAGGATTGTAAAAACAATTTTGCAGAACACATGCCTTGTAATTGGTTGATGTTTTTAGGACAGAGTGGATGCGGTAAAACACATTTATGTTCAGGAATCAGTAATTGGTTGCTCGAACAAAATAAACGCGTTCTGTACGTCAGATATATTGAGTTGAGCAATTCTATTAGCAATTTTGATTATTCGCTTCTAGAACGTGCTAAACACGCTCAAATCTTGTATCTAGATGATTTATTCAAATCTAGCGCCAATCGATTAGATGATAAAGCGATCTTTGATTTGATTGATTATCGCTATAACAACAACATGCAGACGATCATATCCTGCGAAAGAACAAGCCAGGAAATGATTGATATCAATGAAGCAGTTGTTGGAAGAATTGTTGAGAAGTGTAATGGCTTTTTCTTTGAAATCGAGAAAGAGCATGGAAAGAATTACAGGTTGAACTGATGACAAAGAAAAAATATAAAGTTCTTAGAAAAGTAAGAACGAAGGGTGTTGTTTATTTGATGCAAAATCCGGATGATCCATTAGATATCAAGGGTGAGGTAACAGATTTAGAAGTTATGGCAACCCTAAAAATTAAAAAATCTAGATTTGATTCCTATGTATCAGTGCTTGCTCCTTTTTACAGAGGTTGTATCTTGATTGAAAAAGAAACAAAAGACAAGAGATATCTAACAAATGAGCCGTTTTTGATTCATACCACAGAAAGCGGTAGAAAATACTATGCTTATCCAGATTGTACAGTAAGATACGCCAAAAAAAGCGGTGGTATGAAAACACTGTCGATTTACAAACACAAAACAAAATGGAAGGTAAAGATAAATAAAAAAGAAGTGAATGCAGCCAGGATATTCGCAAAAGCTTTTATAAAGAGAGATTTAAATTCAGATGATTGCGTTCTTGTTTATGGAAATGAACTCAAGTTAGATGCGATTGATGTTGTTGATAGAAGCAAATGTGCAAGCATAACAGGTTCTTTAGCAAGCTCAAGATATGAAAGAAAAAAAATCGGACTATATAAACATGGTGTATTGGTTAGATCTTGGCCATCGAGCAGGAAAGCGGCTAAAGATTTATTTTGCAGCTATCAAACTGTTTTAGATACATGTCATGGAAAAGTGAAAAAGCCATCGTTTGATATTCGCTTTTTATGAGGTGAATATGGCACGAAAAATATATGGAATATACAAGGATGATCTTCCTGCTTGTATTGGAACAGAAGATGAATGTGCATCGTTTTTAGAAACAACAATCAATACATTTAGATCCATGTGTTCCAAACAGAAAAAAGGAAAAATAAAGCGTTCAAGGAATGGATTTATAATCGTAAAAATATGTGAAGAATTGGAATTGGAGGAAATAGAATGATTGAATCAAAAGTTATTGAAAAATTCATGGAAGAAAATGGTTTAGAACCATATGATGCATTTGATGTGGATGGTGAGTTTAAGCAATGCAACCCACTGTATTTTAATGAAGATTTAGAGCTACGATCAATTGAATTTGATTCTAGAGATCTTGATTTCTTTGGCGGGAAAGAGTGTTTATATAGATTATTAACCGGGAAAGATCATGTAAAACATAGAAGAACAGAAGTTAACAATTCTGAAGTTGTTGCCGAAGAAAAGAAAAATCTTATTTGTAAGGTATCTGTTAAAGGATATGTTATGTCGGATGAAGAATTAGATTATTTAAAGAAAGCATGTTGTGTAGCAAGTAATGTTGCGTCTGAAAAAGACGAAAAAAACATTTATAGAAATTTGCAAGAATATTTAGCAACAGGTGAAATAGACTAATGGATTACATGATGTTAGAACCGTATACAAATGAATTTAAAGGGTTTGTAAGCGATAAAAGGGTAATGGATTAGTTAGGGCTAACAAAAGCACAATTTGACGCACACGTTATGTATCAAAGGCTATATAAAGGATGTGTATTAATTGAAGATGAAACAGATGAAAAGAAATCAATCGACACAGAAATGTATGAATTAATTGAAACGTCCAAAACAGGAAGAAGATGGTACATTTCAAATCGTTTAAATGTAATTTCAGTTAGCAAAGATGGAGTTAAAAGCAAGATTCATCCATCGCTTGATAAAGGAGTATACAGAGTTTGTATAAATAGAAATATGTACCAGCTTTACAGACTTGCATATGAGAAATTCATTGGAAATATCGGTAATGGAGTCAAAGTTAGATTAAATGGAAAAAATGATGTAAAGAACCTATATCTAGTCAATAGAGGAATTGATGGAGGTATGGCGAGGGCAAAGAGAGTTGTGTTGAATGGAATTGAATATGAATCAGTTGCAGAATGTGCAAGAGCGATGGGTTACACAAGACCTGCAATTTCAAAAATGTTAAATGGAGAAGTAACAAATATATTAGGTGTTAGATACGCAGAATAGAAGAAAAGAGATTATTTTAAGGAGAAAAGCATGGAAAAATATTTATTTAAATCGAATATATCTGCTCAATTATTGGAAATCGTAGAAGCTGATTCAGAAAAAGAAGTTATGGATAAGATTAGAAATCAAAAATCTTTTGAAATTAAGCAAGAAGATTTGAACGTTTATCCAGCATCAATTGAGATTACAAAAATCAAAGAAAAAAAAGGGAAAAACAACATGGAATTAAAAGAAACAATTGAATTAATGTGTTCTGAAGATTACAAAGAAAGATTCATTGCAGAATATCTCCAAGTAAAAATCAGATATGAGAAATTGAAGAATTTCTGTAACAAAATTGAAGTTGAAAAAATGCTAGGCAAAGAAGTAACTAAGCATGATTGCCCGCTTGAATTACTTAGAGAGCAGCAAAAATACATGGGATTGTATTTATCCGTTCTTGAAAAAAGAGCATTAATTGAAAATGTTGAATTATAAAAGGAGAAACAAAATTTTATCAGGAATATAGACGAATAAGTTATAGATTGAAGCGTATTGAAGAGAAAAGACTATTTTAAAAATGTGAGGGAAATATGAAACTAGAATGGAAAAAAAGAAATTTTGATAGACACGAAGTAATGCAGCTTGAATTGGTTGATGCCTACAATGAAAGCAGAACAATTGCATCCATCGTAACGTTTCAGCCAAACACGAACGAAGAAAAAATATTTGATTTACGATACACATTGTATTTTGAAGAATGGAAAAACCCTTTTTGTTTGTTTGGGAGTATGGAAGAAGCAAAGAGAGCAGTTTTGCAATTCATTAAAGAAGAAGCAGTAGAAAGAATTAAAGAATTAACATATATCATAAATTTTATAGATGAATAAAAGGAGAAACAAATGACAGGTAAAGATATTGAATTGATTAAAAAAATGTTACAAATGCAAGCCAAATTGGATGAAGCAATTATGAAAGAATACGAATTAACTGAAATTGATGAAGAGAAGTTGTGTTTCGCTATTCTAGATGAAGTCGGTGAATTGACTCATGAATTAAAAGGAAACTGGTGTTGGTGGAAAAAAACTCAACCACAAGTTGACGATAAAAAAGTTTTAGGCGAATTAGTTGATATTTGGCATTTTGTATTAAGTTGGCAAAACAACTTTAATGGTGGTAAAGAAGGATTGCTAACATGTGAACAAACAATGAAAAAAGTTGACGAAAATCGGTGGTCAATCGAAGGATGTAGAAATGGTATTGTTATAAAATTAGCAGATTTAGCAAGTTTTTCGTTGTGGAAAGTAGAACCATTAATTGCAATCACTGAATACTTAGGCTTCACGATTGAGCGTGTTTATGAAGCTTATTGTGGAAAGAATAAAATCAACTATCAGAGATTGAAAGAAGGCTATTAAGATGTACAATCCAACCTATTTAAAAGCAATTCTTATTTATGTAAGAGGTAAACAAACAGGATATATTCACATTGTAGGAACAGACCAACACGATAGATTATATCTAGATGATAATGGAAACATCCAATATATGAATTTACAGAATTGTGGAACTACTGAAGGTGATTATGAATTTGTGTTAGATGAGCAAGGACATAATCAAAACAATCTTACCTATACTAAGGAAGAACAAGAGAAATATGGATTAAGTAATATGGATGATTATTTTGATTCAATTGATTTAGAAACATACATGGATTTGGAAAGTAAAAAGAGAATCCAAGAATTAACAGAAATCAATATGCGATTAGTTACAGAAAAGCAAAGGAGAAATAAAGATGTAGATTAGAAGCCAATGCGGAAAAATTTTAATGGATTGCGACTTTTTCGCGATTGAAGAGTACGGCGTTAAATATGCAGTGATTACATTAAGTGGCAAAAGCGGTATAAGCGTTAGTTTAGGTACATATACTACTAAATATAAAGCTTTAGAAGTTTTAAACGGTATTCAAGAATGGTACGAATGTTCATACGGTGAAACGTTTCAAATGCCTGAAGACGAGGATGTCGAGGTATGACATTTGAAGAATATCATGAAATAAATAGGAAATATGGATGTAAAATTATACCATTTGATATTGATTTGGATAAATTTACAAAAGAAGAATACGAAGACATGATTAGAGATTTTTTTCAAAGTGGTTTAGTAGTTAGATGCTTACCGCCAAAGGAGGATTATTCTTAATGACAGAAAAAGATTTAGAAGAAATAAAACAAAAGTACGGATTCACATTGCGTCCAAGTGCATTTAATGGTAAGCCGATTAAGTATGTTTCAAGAAAAGAGTATGAAGAAAAAATAAATAAGGTTTGGAATCAAATATTTGAGGATGATTCAAAAAAAGAACAAGAAAAAATTGTAAAAGAGCTAAGAAAAAAGCAAAACGCAAGTTTGAGAAAGCTTAAAAGAATGGTGCAAAACAAAAAAGATGTTGATGAATTTGTTAAGAAATTAAAGGAGAAAGAAAATGAATAACAATAAAAAGGATAGGCATAACGATAAATATATTCTTGATGCATGTTGTGGGTCTAGAATGTTTTGGTTTGACAAAAGTAATAAGAACACAGTTTTTATGGATAATCGAGTATTAGAAGATACGTTATGTGATGGAAGGACATTATCTGTAAATCCTGATGTAAAAGGCGATTTTAGAAATATTCCATTTGACGATAACACATTCAAATTAGTTGTATTTGACCCACCACATTTGATTCATGCAGGAGAAAATTCTTGGTTGGCCAAAAAATACGGTGTGTTAGATATCAATACTTGGAAAAAAGATATTAAACAAGGGTTTCAAGAATGCATGCGAGTATTAGAAGATTGTGGAGTTCTTATTTTTAAATGGAATGATGAGCAAATTAAATTTGGCGAAATTTTAAAAGTTATTGATTATAAGCCTTTATTTGGCGACAAGAGAGGTAAGACACGATGGACAGTGTTTATGAAGGAGAAAGAAAATGAATAATAAAGAATTGAAAAAAAACTTAGAAAAGGAAAGAAAAAAGCAAAGAGAAAATGCCATAAAAATAAATACTTTTATCAGATTAGATAAAAGCAGCGCTTCTGAAATCGATAAACAAATTGAGCAAATTTATTTATCTTTGCAAAAGAATATTAAATTTGTCTGTACCAATAAAGACTTGATGAACAGTATGCTAGATGAATTAGACTACATTGTTTACGCATCGAAACTATATGGTGGAAAGCATGTTATGGAAGAATTGGATAATCGTTACAAAAATAAATTAATGAGTTAAAAGGAGAATCAAAATGATTAATTTAAAGAACGGATATGGAATTACATCTGATGGAAAAAGCTATACGCTAATTCAATATGCAATTCAAACTAGCAAAAATGGTGATGAAAAGGAAATTCAGAAATCAATTTCCTTTCACTCAACTTTAGAGAGTGCATTACAAGGTTATTCAAACTGTAGAATGGCAGATTTAGTTAGTGACTATGATATGGATTTAAAGTTCGTTAAAGAAGCTATAAACGAGCTTAAAGAGGAATTAAAGACATATGAATAAATATCAGAAATCTTTAAAAAGATTAGAAGGAATGGTTTTAACTAGTCCTTTCAAAAATGATGTTGGTGATGGTGTTGTAGACATGAACAATTTGTACAAATGCGGAACACAGCTGCAAAATGAATATCTTAATAATTTAAATGTATTGAAAGAATTAGTTGATAAAGCAGAATCATTTGAGTGGATTCCTGTTTCTAAAAAGCTTCCAGATGAGCATGATAGCATCTTTGCTAAATTGTATGAAACAGATGTAGTGAACGATATGCTTTGGAGAACGCGATCAAAAGAGGTGCTTGTGACTATTGAAGATGAAAATGGTGCAAGAACTGTTAAATCATCACATACAACTGATGGCAAATGGTGGATAGAAAAGAAAACTACATTAAGTAAATTTAAAGTTATAGCTTGGATGCCAATGCCTGAACCTTATAAGGAGAATGAAAATGAATGAGATTAAAATACCTTCAATTGAATTTGTTCGATTGAAAAAAGGAATGACAGATAGTGAATTAAATGATTACATAGCAGAAAATGATGATTATAGTTTTTTAGTTTATCTTAGATACAAATATGATTTTGAAGAAGAATGGACGTATTCGACGGAATGTGCAGCGTGGAATGCTTGCGAATATTGTGTAAGTTGGTTAAATGATTGGTATGAAGGTCAACAAAATGTTGAGTATTTGGCTATTAGTAAATTAGGAGAAGAATATGACAGCTGAAGAAATGTTTAGAAGGTTAAGATTCACAGAAAAACACAACCTCAAACAATTTATAATGTATGAATGTGTGAATATTACTACATCACGAGTTATTGTGTTTGATAAAGTATCTAGACGTATAGCAGCTAAAGATGTACTAGGAGATAAATTAATAACAATAAGCGACATATCGGTAAATGAATTAATGGCGATTATCCAACAATGCATAGAACTTGGATGGCTAGAAGAAGAAACTTGCACCAACGAATCAGAATATGATTCATCGGATGAATTTAAATGCTCTAATTGTGGATTTACTTTAGTGGAGCATAAAGAATGTGCAATTGGTGAAGATGATGGAGAAGAATATTATTTCGCATACAAACCAAAGTATTGTCCAAATTGTGGAAGCAAGATTGTAGATTGAGGTTGATATAATGAACGCAGAACAGATGTTTACTGAATTAGGTTTCAGAAAATGTGACGGAGTTTATAGAGAAGGCGAAACGTTGCTTTATGAAAAAAATATATGTGATGGTAGAGATGTGCTATATGTGAGATTCCTACATGGCATGGTTCGTGTAACTGAATTAGCTAATTATGTGTATAACATAGACGGAAAATTAATGAAGGCTATTTACAAGCAGATGGAAGAACTGGGTTGGCTAGATTCAGAAAGAAAAGCTATTTATCATCTTACAAAGTTTGAATATGATTTACTAAACGAAGATAAAGAAATACATGAGTGGTATTTTAAATGCTTTGATCATTTAATGAGATTGAAAGAACAAGGTCATTTTAAAGATGTGAATATTGAAAAGCAGATTGGTGAAATCTTATTGAATTGTGAGGTAATCAAATAATGCAGAAAGCTAGATTATTATATTTAGTTGATAAATACGAAAATGAATTGATTAGCAGTACTAGAAAATACAAAAGTTATTATGTAGGTAAGATTGGAAACGTAGTACACAAACAAAATATACGTGTAATTGTTAGCTCAAATGAATATTTATATGACATTGAGTTTGATGATGGTGCTAGATTTTGTGTAGATAGAGAACAAATTGAATTTATCGAGGAAAATGAATCATGATTTATTTTATTGTAGGATTCTTCTTTGGTGGAATTATTGAAATGGTTCTGTATTCGGTTGTTGTATCTGGAAGAATCAACAATTTAGAATATCAGAACAAGCAAATGATTTTTGAATTAGAACAAAAGGAAAAGGAATTAGCTACATACAGATGTATGTATGCTAGTTCTTATGAAGGATTTGAGGAAACAAAATGATCAGTATGAAAGGATATCAACCAAAAGAATTTGATAGAAGCAAAATAAAAGTGCCTGAATATTTGAAAAAAAATAAAGAGCCTGAATATGAATACAAGGTAGCGTGGGCTAATGAACGTAATAAAGAGTATATCGAATATTTATTGAATAATGGATGGAGCATTTTTAATGCCCAAATTCCTTTGATTTATTTTAGAAAGGAAAAAAAGGATGTTAAAGAAATACAGGATTAAATATATCAAAGACAATAATATTTGTGTGATGGAAGTTATGGAGGAATCAAAAAGCATTGCAATGTATAAGTTCTATATGAAACATCCATCATGCAGCATTGAGGAAATTGAAGAGATTGCATAGGAGAGAAAATGAGTAAAACGGATTATGAAGAATATGTAGATGTTCAGGTGGATACACTGATTAAAAAACTTGAAATGTTCAAGATTTATGAAAGAAAGTTTAAATCGTTGGATGGAATTTTGAAGGATTTGGAAGTTCGTAAAAAAGAATTTTCAGATCCAAAATCTCCATCGTTTGAACAAAGGTTAGATTCAAAGAAAAATAAGGACATTACAAATGATGTTCTTGTAAAGTTTATTTCAAAAGAAAAAGTGCTTGAAGATGATAAGAATCTTATCTTAGGAAAGATGAGAGAAATTGAAACAATTATTGATCTTATTCCAAATGATGATATTCGTTTATATATGAAACGTCATTATATCAACGGAGAATCATTTGAAAAGCTTTCAGGAGAAAAGTACTGTAGCAGAATGAAAATGTATTACGCAATGAAGAAAGAGCTTAAAAAGCTCGTCATGGGAGATTTAAGCAAATGATTGATATGTTAAAAAGAATAGGTGAATGGATTGGAGATTATATCTGTGAAATAATATTGTTTGGTACGCTTATTACTACAATTGTTTTAATTGTGTTGTGTGCAGCTGTTGTTTCTGATGACTCAAATAATACATCGTCTAATACATCATCACATTGCAGCACTACGTTGATACCTGTCTACAATGGAAGAATAACTACTTTAATTCCAATAACCAGGTGTTATTAATTATATGGAGATTTGAATAAATAAGTGAGGATGAACAATGCAGAAAGTAATCAGATCATACATTTTTGATGGGAAAAGTTTTGAAGAATTGCAAAAAACATTAGATGAAGGCTATGTTGTTGTTATGGCAAATAAGGTTGGAAAATGTGATGATGCTATTGAATACATTCTTGAAAAGAAAAACCAAGAAGTCTCGATTGATGCTATTGTTAAAGGCTTAAGAGAAAACGCAAAAAGAGTTTTTGATAATGATGATCAATCTAAGTGGATTAAGGCAGGAATTTTACAAGCGGCAAAGATGATTGAAACAGGTGAAGTAAGATGAGATTAATTGCATAAATACGTGGTTGAAAATTTCATAAAGTTTTTATTTTAGAAAAGTGTTACAAAGTAGCCTATTTACTAGGCTTTTAAAAGGGTTGTAGTTAGTCCGATAATATATAGTTATCGGACATAGAAAAGAGGAATGAAATGAATAAAATATACAAATTATTAATGGTTGGAATGATTGGCATTTCCTTGTTTGGATGTGCTTCTATGGATCGTTTTGGCACTGATGTTAAATCAGATTTGAATGGCGGATTGAATAGAATAATTAATGTGTATACAGCAGATGGAAAAATTATAGCAAGCTATGAAGGTAGAATTGATATTGAAACAAATGATGGTGGATATGTAAAATTTGATTATGATGGAAAAAGATATGTTTATTATAATTGTTTTGTAGAAACGATTGCAGATAAATAGGAGTAATCTTATGGAAGATGCAAACAAAGTTAAATATGAAATTAAAAATGTATATGTAGTTCCTATTGAGCATGAAGAAGGTGGAGATATTACGTATGGTACACCTGTAGCATGGGAAGGTTTTAAATCATTTACATTAGACCCGGAAGGAGATACAAATACATGTTATGCAGACAGCACTGCATATTTTACAACGAACAGTAATAATGGATATTCCGGAAGTATTGAAATGTATTCAGAAAGAATTGATGAATTTACTATAGCAGGAAGAAAAAGTGTATCTGAGAAAAAGTTTTTAGGAGTAAAGAAAATGAAATACAAATTATCAAAGCTTTTAACAGAAGTGAAAAAGTTTTTTCTGATTCATAATACAGAAAGTTTATTTGTACAATGGGAAGATTATTTTGTATGTGTTTATAAATCAGGTGAAACGCTTATAAGAGATGTACAAGGAGTAAGACTTCATAAGAAACATATTTGTGAATCGCAATTCAAAAGTTTATATAGAAAGTTTTTGGATAATGAAATTGAGACCTGCAACTATGAAGATATCATGGATGGATGTAATAATTTTTATCTAAATTCAGAAGAAGAATATAAAAAGTTTTTAAGAATATTTAGTGACTTGTAAAAGTTTTAGGAGTAAAGAAAATGAAAGACAAATTACCAAAGTTTTTAACAGAAAAACATATAAATAAAAAATATATAAATACAGGTAATGAACTTAATAATCTGTTTATGAGCAATAAAAAATATATAAACATAGGTGATGAGCTTAATAAGCTGTTTATGATCAATAGTACACAAAGTTTATTTGTACAATACGGAGATCATATTATATGCGTTTATATGTCAGATGAAAAGTTTTATAGGTGTAATTATGATAAGAACGGTATATTAGTTATTAAGCATTATATTTGTGAATCACAATTCAAAAGTTTATATAGAAAGTTTTTAGATTATGAAATTGAGTACTTAAACTTTGAAGACGTAATGAATGGCTGCAATAAGTTTTATCTAAGCTCAGAAGAAGAATATAAAAAGTTTATTAGAATATTAGTTGATATGTAGAAAATTTTTTAGGAGTGATGAAATGGATGAAAATAAGTTTCCTTACAAAGAAGTTTTTGTGAGATATGATAATGTACAAATTGGTGTTATGTGTTCTAAGATGGTTGAAAAAGTTTTTGAATACAATGCGCATGATGATGAAGATGTGTCTGTGAATTATGTTTATTATGTGAAGAAAGAAAAGTTTTCTCAGTTGCTGGAAAAGTTTTTTGACGGTTCGATTCTATGCAAGCATGAAAAAGAATCTCAAAAGTTTTTTCCAACGTCTCAAGAACAATTAGAAAAAGTTTTTCTAATCCTGGATAAATAAGTTTCTGGAGGTGTTGGAATGTTTGAAAACAAGTTTTTATATATTGATATTCATATAAGTTATAAAGATACAACAATAGTTGTTGTATGTTCAGATGATAAAGAAGTTATGTCTTTAGAAACAGATGGGTCTAAAAAATTATGGTATTACAGAGCCAATAAAGAAACGTTTAATAGTTTGGTTGAAAAGTTATTGAATAGAGATATTGGAAATGGTCACAAAAAGGATTCAAAGTATTTTAAACTTTATTCAGGATCAAACTTAATGAAAGTGTTTAGTATTCTAAACTATATAGAATATAATATGATAAATGAGAAACTTCTTAAATTGAAAAAGTGAAAAACACGGTTTATAATATAGATGGTTAATTAATTAGGTTTGTTATTTGTGATATAGCACTAGTAACAAGCCTTTTTTATATTCAAACAAAAGAAACAAGAAAAACATTTTGCAGCTGATCCAATTGAATTGCAGCTGATCCAACTAAAAGAAGACATAAAAAAAGGACTTTTCGCAAGTCCTTTTAAAATGGAAATTCAAAATCATCAATCATATTATTGATTTTTTGTTGTTCTGTAAGTGCTGCTTTCTTTTTCTTTTTTGGTGCAGCTTTTTCAATGCTCATTTTTTCGATTTTACCATCATTATATATATAGCTTTCTTGTAATTTGTTTCTATTAAATACATCTATAGTTTTTGAATTTGTGTTATAAGTAAAAAGCAAAGATTTTGAGCCTGGTTTACAAATCTTAAAAAGATCCTTATTTAAAATATCAACATAGCATTTATAAATTTTGAAATAATAACAGATATCTTTTATTTCTTGGATATCAGGCGCGAAAAGTTCTTTTTTAGCTTCAGTATTGAAATATATTTGAATATCATAGCTGAAAAGCTTGTCAAGATCATGCGCCACGAACAACCTCAAGTCATTTGTTTGAGCTGCTGCATACATGCATTTATTATGATCAAATTTAAAACCATGATCTTTTAAAACTTTTTCAGTTGAAGCGCTGGGAGTTCCTAACGCTTCAACATAAATGTGCGGTTTTTTCCGCTCATTTGTAACATAATAATTAAAATGGTTTCGTTCACGCTTCCACATTGTCATTTTTAATACCTCCTAAAATATCCAAAGTATATAAAGTATTTGCAAGTAGCCAAAGTTCACGCGGTTCAAGCATCCAAGCAATGGTATCTAAACCATAGTTAAAATCATATAAACCGTTTAAATGTTTTGTAATTGTGTAAGGTTTGCAGCTAGATCCATTTAGTCGATCTAGTTTTTTTTCTGTAAACTCAATATATTCTTTATTATTCATTTTTAAAACCTCCATTCATTATCTTCAAAAATTGTTATAACAAGTGTATAAAGTTCTTTGCTTACTTGTTTAGAATCAACTAAAAGTTGATCATAATAAACGCGTATAACTTTTTCACTTTCTATATAAGCAAGATCATAAATAAATGAATTAATATGATCCACTAAACATTCATATAAAAAGTCATATATGACAAAATTACCAGAAATAAGATCATTCATATATGATCTTATTCTTGCATATTTATGCAAGAGTTTAACTTCTAAAATTTCCATGGTTTTACCTCCTGCAATTAATAAATAAATGGTAGTATGATATTTAAAAGGCCCAATATTATACCCATAATCAATGTAGATGTGCACGCTGCTAAATACAATTTTAAAAATGCAAGTATGAGCACCTGGACGGCGCTCATCTTGTCAAGATCTTTGCGGGTTAACATGTTAGTACCCTTCTTTTAAGTAAGCTAAATATTGTTTTCTAGTTTCTTCTAACCAGTCCATATCCCAGTCACTTTTCTCATCAGTAAGCCAAGTTTTGAACTCATCATCTTTTCTAGCTTCTTCTAATAGTCTATAATCCGAAAAACTTTCTAAATTCTCATAATCATTAATAATGAAATAATCGTCACAATAATGGAAGTCACCAGCCAATGTCATTCTTACAATTTCATTAGGCTCATAGCTTGATAAACATGAATCAAGATTATCATTATCTAATTCATAATAATATTCATTATATCGTTCACTTCTAAATTCAAACCATAATGGAAGAAGTTCATCATCATACATATTTTCAAGAATTTCATCGCCAAGCGCTTCCATGATTGCACCGTCTGTAGAATGCGCAAAATCGTCGTATTGTGTAGCCATATAAGCCACGTGTTTAGTTGAAGTTTCACAAATAGATAACATTTTCTTTTTTAACCCGTCTATGGTAGAATAGAAAAGCAATATATACAAGACGGGTTTAACCTCCTGAATTTTGTGTATATTTGCCGTTGTTGTGAACTCCTGGAAGCGGCCAAACTTGAAAGGGGTTCACGTTTTTTTTATTTGTTTTTGTTCATATCTTTTTCAATCAAATCTATTATATAAGCGGTTTTACTTGGTTGTTTATCAAGCCATTTTATAAGGTCTATATTTTCTTTTCTTACTCTAATTTCGTATTTTCTATAATTGGCTTTATTAAATTCTTTTATATATTCTATTTGATTGAAAGAACCACTTTTTTTTCTTACAATGTTTACACCTCCTAAACTTGAAAAAGTGAAAGACACGGTTTATAATATAAATGGTTAATTAATTAGGTTTGTTATTTGTGATATAGCACTAATAACAAGCCTTTTTATTTGTGACTTTATAAGCGCTATATCAATTTCAAATTCTAATTTGATATTTATGGATATTTTTGTTTTCATAAATACCACCGCTTTCTATTATGCGGGGTTTAACCGTGTCAACTCTATAAAGTTTGACCCGTGTCTTTTGTGTAAGCTTTTTATTTGGCTTACACTTACATTATAAACATATACATGCATATGTCAATAAAAAATTAATAATATTTTTTTGTGCTCATTTTTTTAAAAAGCTTTTAGTTTTGCAAACGTGCTTGCGATTGCCTATTTATAAGGCTTTCTCTAGTGTTTGCGTTTGGTCTTATAAGATAGAGTTATCAGACTAATAATATATACATGTATGGACGTGGTGAGCGTCCTTTTTTTTGTGTGGGTTGCTTCATTCCAGGAAGACAAGAGACACGCTTAAACATATGGAACGGGGGCGCATGATCCAATGCATGTTGGAGTTGTTGGAGTTTGCTATATATAAGAACGTGCGCACGCGTTCTATTAATACAGCCATGACCATATTATGAAAGAACGCTTACAACACGACGTGTTGAAAAATGTTTCAACATGTCAATGAATATATGAATGTCATATGATTGAAGCCGTGAGCGGTGCGGTGTGGTGGTAGCTGCATGATTCAAATTTTGAACCCTGAAAGCGCCCTGGGCATGGATCAGATCAGCATAGACCCCCCTATCTTTCAAAAGTTTTTTGGGTTTTGGGGAACGGCGTGGGGAGTTCAAAAAAACTGGGTCATGGGTGTGTGACAAGGGGGTAAAATCTGAATTTCTTCATTTTGTACAGTGTACAAAGAAAAACCGTGATATTCTGTAGTCGTGAAGATTGGAAAACATCTTCTAGAACAAACAAGGTAGTTCTTGGATTGTTTCATTTTAGTGCCCGTTGAAAAAAGATCTGTGGAAACATGGGTCTTTTTTCATATCACTGCATTCAAAGTGTTTACTGTTAGTTTTTGTCGTCCTTTAAATCTGTTAACTGTAGTTATGGTCAAAACTTTGAATGTAGCGATATGAAAAAATATTATGGTTCAGAAGCAACAAAAACAGGTGCTAGAAATTATGCTAGAAAATTTTACTCAAGTAAGGCTTGGGAAAAGAAAAGCAAAGCGTATAGAAAGGCACATCCACTTTGTGAAAGATGTTTGAAAAAAGGTATCTATACCAGGTCGACTTGTGTGCATCATAAAGTGCACATTGACCAGGACAACTATAGAGATGTACACATTCTATTTGGCGATTCCAATTTGGAAGCGTTGTGTGACTTATGTCATGCTGAAGAACATTCCAAACGCAAACCATCTTTTGAATTTGATGAAAACGGAATGCTTATAGGATGTGGAAGGGAGGATGATGAATGCAAAAAGGAGCATGGAAAAAAAGAATCAATTCACAACTAGAGAATTTAGGAACATTTTCTCCTGAATATTCGGTTGCGGTTGATTCACTTGCAGATGCATTGGCCCAATATGATTCAACAATGAAGCAATGGAGAGATTCAAGTAAAGCAAATGGCTACAAATCACTACAGATGGTTGTTGAATATACGAACAAGGGCGGTGCAACGAATTTATCACGCTCACCATACTACATTATTACCGTTCAATTACGTGATCAAATTATGAAGTACTGCAAAGAACTTGGCTTGTCACCTACTTCACTATCGAAAACGACAGAAGTATCCGGAAAAAAAGGTGATGAATTGGATGAGTTCATGAGCAGATTTAAATGAAATATCTAGACATTTATAAAGAACGTATTAAATCGGGTGAAGATGTAGTCGGTAAGTGGATAAAGCTTAATCTTCAATATGTTGAAAGAGGATTAGCAAATGGAGATTTCTTCTATGATGAGAAAAAAGCTGAAATGCATATAGCGTTTATTGAAACGTTTTGTCATCACGTAGAAGGAAAAACAACAAAAGTGAAGCTTGAGCCTTGGCAAAAATACTATATTGCGTGCATATTCGGACTTGTTGATAAGAATGGAAAAAGGCAGTTTCGTGAAATACCTACGGTCATGGGCCGAAAACAAGGAAAATCATTTCTTTGTGCGGGTATTGAACTTGATGTTGGATTTACATCTGATGAAGCAGGTATGCAGATATACAATATAGCGCCAAAGTTAAAACAAGCACAGATCATTTACAACGTTTTGTATCAAATGATGGAACATTCTAAAGCGTTAAGTCAAAGAGTGAAAAAACGTAGAACAGATATCTACATGAAACAGAACAACTGTAGATGGGAACCAATTGCCTTTGCATCTAAGAAGTCAGACGGATTCAATCCATATTTGACAATCTTTGATGAGTTTGCAGCCTGGGAAGGTGAAGCTGGTATGAAAATGTACAACGTTATGTTGTCGGCAGGTGGTGCAAGACCTGATCCACTTTATATTCCTGTAAGTACCGCAAACTATATTGATGAAGGATTATATGATGAATTATTTGTTCGCGGAACATCTGTTTTACTTGGTACGTCTGATGAAAAACAAATGTTGCCTTTCTTTTATATGATTGATGATATTCAAAAATGGGATGATCCTATTGAATTACGAAAAGCAATGCCAAACCTTGGAATATCGGTTTCTTATGAATATTTGCAGAATGAAATTTTAAAAGCACATAGCTCACCTACATATAAGGCTGAATTCATAACAAAATACGCAAATATCAAACAGAATTCAACAGAAGCGTTATTTAGTGCAGAAGATATTAACAAAGTTAAAGGTGAAGAACTTAGATTTGAAGATTTTGCACATACATATGCAGTTGGTGGAATTGACTTGTCACAAACAACCGATTTAACAGCCGCATCTGTTGTTATACGAATTCAAGAGCAGGACTACATATTTACTCATTTTTGGCTTCCGACATTAAAAATCAAGGAACTAGAGGAAAGAGACAAAATACCATATACAAGATTTATTCAATTGGGATATTTAAGTCCAAGTGGGGAAAACTTTGTACGGTATGAAGATGTTACGGAATGGTTTGAAATGTTACGTAAGAAATACAAGATTTATTGCGTGGTCGTTGGATATGACCGTTATTCGGCTCAGTATCTTGTGGATGATATGAAGAAATATGGATACAAGATGGATGATGTCATTCAGGGAACTAACCTTACACCGGTTATTAATGAATTTACAGGATATGTAAGAGATGGATTTGTTCATACAGGAACAAATGGACTTTTACAAGCCCATATGTCTAGCGTGGCATTAAAGAAAGTTGCAGAGGATAATCGTGTCCGCATGATTAAAACTGATCCAAGAAAACATATTGATGGATATGCATCTGTAATTGATGCATATACAGTAAGACAAAAATGGTGGGATACATTTAAATACCGCCTTGAAAACAAGAAAAGGAAGGTGAATTAGTGGCTAAAAGCAGAAGAAAAAGATTTGGTTTGCTAGGAAGTCTATTAGGACTAAATAAGCCAGCACCTAAACAAAATCAATTACACTCTATGTTTGCAAGCTTAGGTGGATATTCACCGGTATATTCATCATATGATGGTGGAATATATGAGATTGGACTATGCAGAGCATGTATCAATCGAATTGCCACGTCATGTGGGAAGGCTTCACCTGAACTGACAAACAAAGACTACAAAAGCAAGATATATAACTATTTGGTTAAGAAAAAGCCAAATCCTTATATGACAGCTAGTCAATTTTATAAAAGATTGGCAACTATCTATTTTACAGAAAACAATGCTTTCATTATTCCAATTGAAGATGAATATGGAATGGTAAAGGGATTATGGCCCGCAGTACCAAGTCAGTGTCAGTTAAAAGAAATCAATGGTGTAGTTTATATTTATTTTAATTTCATCTATGGCGAAACAAAATTGATTGAATACAGCAAAGTAGGACATCTAAGACAGATGCAGTATAAAAATGATTACTTTGGTGAAATTAATGATGCATTTGATACAACAGCTAAATTGATGCTTGCTCAGGAAGAAGGAGCAATCAATGCGATCAAGTCGAGTTCTATTGTTCGATTCTTAGCTAAAATTTCAACACCAATTGACGATGATGAGGATTATAAAGAACAACAAAACATGATCTTGAGAAATAACCTGAACAAAAATGAAACAGGTGTATTCCTTGTCGACAATCGATTTGATGAAGTAAAACCTATTGAAAGTAAACCATTATTAGTGGATGCCAAGCAGAAGCAGGCAATTGAAAATAGTGTATACAGCTATTTTGGAATTAGTGAAGCTATTTTACAAAATAAATATAAACCTGATGAATGGAATGCATTTTATGAATCAATTATCGAACCATTTTTTATTGAAGTTGGAGAAGTATTGAGGGGAATGTTATATTCCGTAAATCAGATTATGAATGGTAGTGAAATCATTCTTACAAGCGATCGTTTACAGTATGATTCAACACAGACAAAATTGAATGTTGCGACTCAAATGTTTGACCGTGGAATGATTGATACAAACGGGGCATTAAATATTATGAACAAAGCGCCTTTACCAGATGATGAAGGTAAGAAACGTTTTATTCGAGGTGAATACATCCAGGTAACTAAATCAAATCAAGGAGGAATTAGTTACAATGGGGAAACCGAACCACAGCAAAATCCAAATGCGCTCGATCCCGTTCCAAATGAACCCGGTGACGGAAAATAAACGGATTGATACTCAGTACTATGTTGAAGGATATGCTACAACATTTGAACCTTACGTTCTTTATCGAGATTACGAAGGTAATGATGTATATGAGTTGATTGAGCGTTCAAGTTTGGACAACGCTGATATGAGTGATATCATCTTCCAATTTGATCATGGAGGAATGGTATATGCACGTACAAGCAATGGTTCACTTATTGTTGAAGTAGATGAACATGGATTGTTTGTTGCGGCAGACTTAGGAAGAACAGAAGCTGCAAAACGTTTGTACGACAGTATTCAGGCAGGAATGGTTACTCAGATGTCATGGAGATACATGGTGGATGAGGAATCATATAATAGGGATACAAAGACGTGGACAACACGTAAAGTATCAAAAATTTATGATGTTTCGGCAGTGTCGATTCCTGCAAATGATCAAACATCTATTGAAGCAAGGGCAAAGTCTTTAATGGATGAAGACCGGGTTAAAAAAGAAAATGAAAAGAAACGAGAAAGACTGAGTTTGTTGTTGCAGATTAAGGAGGCTATTAATTAATGTTTACAGAGCAACAACTAGCAGCATTCAATGCAATGAATCACGAACAGATTCAAAAAAGATTTAAAGAAATTCAAGATGAGGTCAACAAAAACGATCCTAATACAAACTTGGAAATGTTACAGGCGGAATTTGATATCTTGCAAAAACGTGACAAAGAGTTACAAGGTAAGGTAGCACAACGTCAAGCGTTCTTAGATACTATGGCAAAATCTATTGTTGATGAAGAAGGTGCTTTTGTTACACAACAGGAACAAGCTCGTAGCAAAGCACATCCATCAATGCCTACAAACTTATCAGAACGTAAAAAAGGAATGGAAGACGATATGGAGTATCGTAGTGCATTCATGGAATTCGTTCAAAAAGGAAAACAGTCAGAAATCTTAAGACAACGTAGTGCAGAAGCAGGTGTGGCAGCTGATCTAGGTATTTTAATTCCTGAAACAATTGTTCAGAAAGTAATGACTGAATTAAGTAAATCACGTGGTTACTTATACAATGCAGTATTACATACAAATTTCCGTGGTGGTGTTAAATATCCTATCGGTTCATTCAAGGCTACATTTAAACGTATCACAGAAACAACAGTGTCTGATCGTCAAAAAGCCGGTTCTGTTACAGAATTTGTACAATTTGGATATTTGATTGGTGAAATTCGTTTAGCACGTACATTACTACAAACTGTATTGACTGTAAATGCATTTGAAACTGAATTAGCAAAAGTTATTGTAGAAGCTTATTTGGAAGCTATGGATCGTGAAATTTTAACAGGTAACTCTGCAAATAATGAATGTGAAGGTATTTTAACAGAAGCTAATAAAGTAAGTGGTGGACGTATTAAAGCCGATCATATTATTGAATTTACGGAAGCAGAAATGAAAGATTGGAAATCATGGCAAACAAAATTGTTCGCAAAGATTCCTTTATCAATGCGAAAATTAAAACCAGAGTTTGTAATGACTCCTGCAACATATGAAGCAAACATTAAAACGTTGGCCGACGATAATAATCGCCCTGTTTATGCAGAAACATATAATCCTATTGATGGTGCAGAACGCGCTACATTCAAAGCTAGAACTGTTAATTTCGTTGAAAACGATACGTTTAAAGATTTTGATGAAGCACAGAACGGTGAATATTTCGGAATGTATTGGGTAGGAAAAGAAGCCTATGCAATCAACTCAAACATGCAGTTTGGTGTGAAAAAGTACTGGGATTATGAAAAGAATGAGGAAGTAACTCAGGCATTAGTTATCAATGATGGTAAAGTGTTAGATCCTCAATATATCTTCTTGTTAAAAAAAAAAGTAGCTTAAGCAATGGAGATGTTACAAAAGATGAAAGTCAAACAGGAACACAATCATTAAATGATGAAGAACCTATTGTATTAGATGATGAGCCTAAGAAAACCACTCGAAAAAGCGGTACGAAGAAAGCTTAGGTGATAGATAATGGCGTTCAATATTTCTGAAAGCCTTCTAGAACGTGTTAGAACTGCTGCTACAAGAGCTAAATCACATGCTTATGATGATGAAATCAAAACGTATATCAATGCATGTTTATATGATTTGGATAGATTAAATATTTTATTTGATGAAGATGATTTAGAAGATGAAATTGTAGTAGCGGTAATAGCATATGTAATGTCAAAATTTGGCACAACGGATGCTTCAAATAAAGAATCAATGGCTAAAACATATGAGGATTTACGTCAGATTCTTATGACAGATAAATCCCATAAGAAGGTGAAATAGTATGGCATATGAATATACTCGTGAGAATAATCTTTACTACGATGTGGCATATCTGATTGAAAAAGAAAGATATGTGGATGCAGATGGTGTGGAACGTGTTAATGAAACGGAGAAGGAAGTATTTTGTCGAGTTGGTGGAATTTATTCAAAAGAATTTAATGAAGCCTACCAGGCAGGCATACAGTTAGCGTATAAGCTTGTTATTCCTACTATTGATTACAATGATGAAACGACAGTGAAATACAACGACAAAAAGTATGCGGTTTATCGTACATTCCCATCCGGAGATACGATTGAACTATATGTTCAACAGGATGCTGGAGAATGGAAACAGTAAGACAGCAGATTGTAGCTAAATTCACTGAACTTTTAGGTGAAGGACAATTTGTATATGGCAGTTTCAAATCAAAACCCCATACCCCCTATGGGAATTATGCGTTGGATTATACAAATAATTACTTTGCAGACAATAGAACGTATTGTAAGATTGGAACTTACATATATAGATTAGTGACTGATCAAAAAGATTTTGAATTAGAAGCTAAAATCGAAGACATGTTTGATGAATTAGAAATACCATACCAAACCATCACAGATGAAGATATAAACACTCAAAAAGTACACTGTACAGAATGGACGGTGACATTAGTTGGCCGTCAATGATGTATATTGCGATATGTCGCAGCTTGGGCCTGAAATCAGAAAGATGATTCAAGAATATAAAGAGCATTCTTTGGCGCAGATTGATAGAGCAGTAGAAGAAACTACAAAAGATTCTAAAGACATTGTTAAAGCTAAGGCCAATGTAGAAGATAGAAACACACGCAGAAAGGGAAAATATAAAAGATCTATAACATATAAGATAGAACGTGAATTAGCTCATACACGCGGTGTTATTTATGCGAGTGGCCACGAATACTCATTAACTCATTTACTAGAAAACGGACATAATTTATGGAATTCTCCTAGACGTACACGTGCATTTAAGCACTGGAAAGATGGAGAAACAAACGCAATCAAGGAACTGCCAAGTTTAATCGAAAAATATTTGAAAGGATAAAAACTATGGCAGAAAAAAACAAGGTACGATTCGGTCTAAAAAATGTACATGTATGTTCTATTACAGAAAGTGCAGGATCAACTACATATGGTAAGCCTACTGCATGGAAAGGTGCTAAATCATTAACTCTAGATCCAGAAGGAGATACAAATACATATTATGCAGATAACACTGCGTATTTCACAACGAATACAAACAATGGATATTCAGGTAGTTTAGAGATGTCTGAAATTCCTGAAGAAATCGAAAAAATGATTTTCAATACAGTGACAACAGAAGAAGGTAACTTAGCAGAAGATGCAAATGTCTTGCCTAATAATGTTGCGCTTATGTTCCAATTTGAAGGTGATGTAAGTGCTACTAAACATATCTTCTATAAAGTTGTATTTGCACGACCAAATGTAGAAGGTGAAACAAAAGAAGAGAGCACTGATCCAAAAACAACATCAATGGATATTACGGCTGTTCCTGTAGAGCAAGGTGATCATCAATGGGTAAAGTCAAAATGTCGTAAAGGTGATACAAATTATGAGAGTTTCTTTACAACTGCTCCAACATTACCTAGTCCAAAAGCTAGTGAAGTGAGCCAAGAAGAAGGTACACCAGTAGTTGTACAAAGTGATGATGGAAAGGAAGTGAGCACATTATAAGAGGGGCAACCCCCTCTTTGTGAGGTTATATGGAAACAAAAATTAAGATTGATGAAAAAGAATATGGTGTTCTTTATAAAGGTAAAACAGCGAAAATCTATAGAGAATACTTCAATAGAGATATGTTGGTTGACACTCAGAAAGCACAGATGAAGTTTTCGGAAGCTATCAAAAAGAAAGTGGGAACAGATGAAGAAGATGAACCTGCATATTATGTATTGTTAGAAGCGAATGGTTCAGAATTCTTTGAACGTGTGTTGTGGGCATGTATTAAAGCGTATGATGTTGTTCAAGGAAAAGAAACGGAAGATTTTTCAGATTTTATTGATAATGTTGTAGACTATGACACATTTGTCACAGTAGGTATTATGGTGTTTGAAAAAATCGTTTTTGCGAACAGTCCAACTATCGATAGTGAATCAGAAGATGTAGAAGAAAAAAACAAAAAAAAAGAATAGTTAGCTACTCTGATTTGATTATAGGGTGCATGAATTTAGGGCTTAAGATGAATGAAATAGATGATATGGACATTGGAATGATGTTTGACTTGATCATAGCTAAAAGCAATATGAGTGCAAGAGCAGCCAAACAATCTAGTAACAAAGTACATATCCGTAAAGCAATCCAAAGCGACTTTGACAGATTTTAGGAGGTACTAAAATTGTCAGGTTATAGTCAAATAAAAGGTATCTCCGTAAAGATTGATGGAGATACTACAGGATTTCAGAAAGCGATAAATGAAATCAAAAGAGAAACATCAGGGTTAGACAAAACAATGTCTAAACTAAAAGCTTCGATGAAGCTAAATCCGAATGATTTCTCGTCATTTGCGACATACCAAAATCTATTAAAAGATAAGATTCAGAGCACTTCTAAGCAATTGGATGTCTATAACAAAAAGCTTAAAGAATATCCTAAAACACAACAACAATGGACAGATCAAGTTAACAAATCAAAAGCCACATTATCGCAATATCAGACTAAATTAAACAGTACTGAATCGGCGATGGATGCCTTACAAAAAGAATATAAGACAAATCAAACTCAAATCCAAGCATGGAAAGATGCGATTGGCGATAGTTATCACACTACAGAACAATGTGAAACCGCAATTTCCACTCTAGCTGCTAGAAATAAAGAACTTTCAGTTTCTATGAAGGCAAATAGTGCTTCACAAAAGGAATATAATGCAAAAATTGCGGAACAAAAGAAAAATCTTGTTGACTTAGGAAGCACGTATGAGGAATCGCAAAGGACGTTTAATGGTCTAAGAGCTGGTGCAGCAACATTAAACAATGAACTAAAGAGCTTGAATAAAAGCTTTATTACAGATAATGAAAATATATTAAAATTATCACATTCATTTGGTGTTGCTAGTCAGAAAGCAAATCAATTTGCAGAAACTATTAAGCCATTGTCTATGTTATCTTTTGTAGGTATTGCGGCCGCTACTAAGACGGCTATTGAGTTTGAGGATGCATGGACTGGTGTTACAAAAACAGTAAATGGAACACCTCAACAGTTTGAAAAAATTAATGCTGGATTAAAAAATCTTGCTCAAAATACATCGAGTACATATCAAGATATTGCCCATTATGCAGAGCTTGCAGGACAAATGGGTATCCCTACAGATTCTATTGTTGGATTTACTAAAACTATTACAGAATTGGGTGATACTACAAATCTTGTTGGTGAAGAAGCAGCACAAAGTATTGCCAAGTTCTCAAACGTAATGGTTTCGCAGTCTAAAAAGACGAATACGTATTATTCTCGTTTAGGTTCTACAATCGTAGACTTGGGAAATAAATTCTCTACAACCGAAGCAGATATTATGAATATGGCTACTAGATTAGGCGTTGCAGGTAAGATGGTAGGTTTTAACTCTAATGAAGTATTAGGATTATCAACCGCATTATCTTCATTAGGCATTGAAGCAGCCGCAGGTGGAAGTTCTGTTTCTAAAATGTTGAAGACAATTGATCTATCTGTTTCTACGGGAGATAAGAAACTACAAAAGTTTGCAGAAGTATCTGGTATGACTTCTCAACAATTTCAAAAGGCTTGGGGAGAAGATGCAGCGGGAACATTCTTAAAGTTTGTAGAAGGTATTGGAAAATCGGCAGATGTTACAAAAACATTGGATGAATTAGGCATTAAGGAAGTACGACAAGCACAGTCAATGGGTGCTTTGGCACAAAGTTCGGATGTATTGGCTAAAGCATTAAATGTTTCTCAAAACGCATGGCAAGCGAATTCAGCCATGGCAACTGAAGCGGAAAAACGATATGGAACATTAAAATCTCAAATGTCACAGACATGGGAAGCAGTTAAACAAGCCGCTGATGAACTAGGCCAGGGATTTACACCTACTCTTACATCTATTTTAAAAGTTGTAAAAAAAGCAGCTAATGCATTCTCTGATTTAGATGAAGGAACACAACAGACAATCGCAAAGATGTTGTTGTTGACGGCAGCCGCTTATCCAACCGCAAAAGGATTAGGAAAAATATTTAGTGGCGCTCAGAAGTTGACAAATGGATTTGGAAAAGTTTCTTCATGGATTGGCAAAACGGCAAGTGAACTAAACGATTTAAGTGGCCCTGTAGATAAAACTGATGGCTTATTGACAAAATTGTTTAAGCGAACTGGGGTTACAACTGAAGCATTAAAAGGTTCAAGTATTGCATTAGGTGGAGTTGGAATAGCTGTTGGATTGGCAGCTGCTGAAATTGCAGTGTTAGTTCCTATGTTTGAAAAGGCAAATAAAAAAGCTTTAGAAAATGCTGTTAAGAATGATGCAGTAGCTCAAAGTTATTTAAAAGTTGTAGACAGTGTTAGTTCGTTCAATAAAAAAATCGATGAATATAAAGAAAAATCAGAAACCATTTTGGCTACAAATGAACAGAATATTAGTCAGTCTAATTCTTTGATGAGAACGATTGAACAATTAAATGGTGTAGAAAACAAAAATGCTATACAGAAACAAATGTTGCAAGAAGCTGTTAATCAATTGAATGAAATCTATCCTGATCTCGGTTTAACAATTGATTCAAATACAGGAAAAGTTGCCGACAATACAGGCAAGGTGTTTGAAAACAATCAAGCGTTAGAAGAATACATTCAAAAAGTTCAAGAAGCTGCTAAACAAGAAGCGTATGCAGAAGCGATTAAAGAACAAACAAAAGCTTTAATTAAGCAACGGATGAAATATAGTGAAGTAACAGAGAGTGTTCATGGATTAAATGACAAGATGGATGAATTGAAAGTCAAACAGTCACAAGCATTTAAAGATGGAGACAATGAAAAGGCATTAAGGTATCAAACTCAGATTGAGCAGTTGAGAAAGAAAATAGATGAAGCAAACGTTTCTTTAGCAACTATGGCAACTAAAATGCAAGAAACAAATAAAACTTTACTAGATCTCAACAACCAGGCAGAAACGGGTGGCTATACAAAAATTGGAGATTCGTTAAAACAATCATTACAAGGTGCTATAGATAAAGCTGGTGAAGCTGGTATTCAAATTCCTGAAAAGTTAACAAGCGGAATCATGAATGGCACAGAAAGTTATCAAACGGCAAGTAATTTTGTGGCATCTATGATGACATTTCAGCAGTTAGTTGATAATGCAAGTGCAGCTGGGCTTAATATTCCACAAGGCATGGCTTACAGTATTATTTCAAATGCAGGCAGTGTATCAGAAGCGAATACAATGCTGAATAACCTGATTGAGTTTGAGGAAGCATTAACGAAATCAAATTATGATGGTGAACAAATTCCACAAAAATGTGCAGCAGGTATTGCAGATGGAACAATTACTGTTGATCAAGCTATGAAAGCTTTGGCAAAAGGCGGAGTTGACGAATTAGAAAAGGAATTAGATAAAGCTAAAGATAAAGCTTCAAAAAAATCCAAAGATACTGGAGATAAGATGGGCGATGGAAAATCCAATGCAAAGGCATCTTCTGGTTCTATGGGAAAATCAGGTGGAAGTGCATTATTGAAAGCTTATGAGCCGTATGCGCAAGCAACTATAGATTATGCAAAAAAAGTTGAAAAAGCTATCCATAACGCAAAAGCAGCTGCCAAAGATCCTATTGTTATTACAACTATAAAGAAAACTGTACACAAAACTGAAAAACATTCTTTAGATAATTTATCTCGACCTGTTGTTGATTCTGATGTTGCACCTATGAGTGCTGATTCTATTGCAGCGTTGGCTGATACAAGCGCATATGCAGCGGCTAGTGATGCTACTACATCTATTATGGGTGGTACAGTATCGCGCTCTAATTCTACGGCATACAATTTAAACTTGGATGGTATTTACAAAAGAATGGACAATTTAACGAGTGCTTTAAATGCAATATTGGATAGCAATATCACAATCAATCTACAACCTATGCAATTGGATGGAAATGTTGTTACAGATACTGTACAAGAAATTATATCAATTCGAGATATGTTGAAATCATGGGGAAATGGAGGTTCATAGAATGTATCATTTTAGATTTACACCTGAAAATAAACTGCGTTATACACAAAATATTATGTATTTATTAAAGGTAAGTGAGCGCCCTGTTATTCCTATGGCAGAGGAAATTGTAGAAACATCTACACTTGGTGACGGTACTACATCGTATCGTCATACAGGTGTATATCAAGATCGCAAAATTCCTATCAAATGCAACTTTGTTTTAAATAGCAAGAAAGAATATCTAGATCGTATCTATAAGATCCAACAATATTTTAATGGAAACAAAGGAATATTGGAGTTAACTAGTGATGATAGAGAACATTATTGGAAGGTAAAAAATATAACGTTCGATATGGATTCTAGAGATTTTGGGCGAGGAAGTGAATTTACAATCACGTTTATTTGTGAACCTTACAGATACGTAAATAAGTATTCAAGGCCATACGATATTGTAAGTGGAAAAAAGGTAGAACTTGCGAATTATTATGAAACAGCATATCCAATCTATCGTCTATATAACACTTCCATGAACGCAAAAAACATTACGATTAATTGTAACGGAAATAATTTTACAATCACAAATCCTTTTAACGGTACATCGGATATTTCGTATGTTGAAATCAATACAGAGAATTCTTATATGAAAACATACTATAAAAATGGAACGTATAAATATGACACATTGAAAACAAGTGGATCATTTGACGGACTTAAGTTTAATTATGGTTCAAATAATGTATTGATCGCAACAGATATTGGTGCTATTCGTGCAGAAATTATACGTAATTATAGGGAGAAATAAAGATGATTCATTTATTCTTTTCTAGAAAAAAAACAACATATGCACAAATGAAAGAACGTAATGGAGATGTAATTTTAAAACATTGTGTTAGTGCAAAAGCAGTGTTTGAAAGAAATTCTATTTGGTGCGTAGAAATAGAATTCCCAAAAAGTGATTTGATGGGTATGGAAATCAGTGATGAATCCGTGTTTAAAGTGGATATCAATTTTGAAGAACCTCAGTTATATAGAATTGCGTATCCAAAATACAACAAACAGAAAGATACATATACATGCTATGCAACACATGTGTTCTTTGATTCTCAAAAAGAAGTGTTTGTGTTTGATGATCGTACTATGAGTGGTACGTGGCAAGATGCGATAAATGCCGCAAATGATATTATCACAAATTCACGGCCCAATTATCCTTATAAAATTTATGGACATGGAAAATATGCAAACTATGCCAACGTTAATGCAGAGAATGAAAAAATCGTTTATTTCCGAAATGTTCAGAATAGTGGGTATTGTTTGGATGTTCCAAACGCAAGTGAAGATGCATCTTTACAGTTACAGACGTATCAAAGAAACAGAACGTCCGCACAGACTTTCATGTTGAAAAAAGTAGGGTCAGACAAATATGGAGATATATATGGAATTTTATCTTTATGTTCATGTAGATGGCTTAAATTGGACTCAGGAAAGGTTGTGTTAGGCAGCCTATCTGAAAGTCCATCAGATAATTCTGAGAAATGGTGGTTCATTAACAATGGTTCTAGTTACGAGATTGCACCATATGGAAACATATATTATGGCATCTATCCTAGTTCAACGAGTATTGGCAATGGAAATAAAGTTATTGTTGCTGATAGAGGTACTGCCGAAGTTGGAAATGCGTGTAAATGGATGGTTGAAGATGTGGATTCCACACAAACGGCATATTGGGTTCGATATAATCTGATCCAATGTTTGTTTGGCACAGAAGAAAATTCCATGATGAACAGATGGCCTGAATGTGAAAACAACAGATATGTTGCGATGTTCAACAATTATGACTGTTATTTTGGAAATCCAGATTACTATGCTTCCAATTTGAAACCAAATGATTTCTTTATAAGTAATAAAGAAATGTCTGAATACACTAAGAAAAAATCAATGGAAAATGTAGTTACAGGAATCATACCAAAGGCATACAATGGACGACTTCTACCGAATAACGAGATCGTTAAGGCTAGTAATTGGGATACAGATGAAATTCATAGAATTGATGTAAAAGAATATTCTGATATCAAATTGATTGCGGATGATTCACAAGCAGAGAAAACAACATTGGGCGTATTTACAAATGAAGTGAACCTAAGAAACTATCTTAGAATACAAGCTAAAAAATCTTTGGAGAAAGAACTGCAAGAGCCAAAAACAGAAACTCCTATTAAATTTGAAGAACTATTTTCATCTAATGTGCCTGATGTACAGATGTTAAAGTTAAATGATTCGATTTATGTAGAAACTGAGTTTGGAAAACGAGAAAGGTTTTATTTAAATAAATTGACCTATAACTTGATTACGGAACGTCCTGAAGATTTAGATCTTGTATTAGAAAGTGAGGTATAACATGGCGATTGTATATAGTCATTTAACTGTAAGTCTTACAAAAGAAAATTCTGATTTAACGTTGGAAATGCTTCAAGGAGATACAGGACGAGGACTTATTGTATTTGTGAGTGATGATGTGATTGTAGATGAACCTTCAGAAACTGACTCATCATTAACGGCTACTATGTGGATTGAAAAACCAAGTGGATTAAATGTAAGTGTGGATGCGACTAGTGTATCACGATTTGAAAACTCGAATGCATATGAAATTACATTTTCTGACACAGAAACGTTTGCAAATATTCTAGCAGAAGCAGGTATTGTAAGTGCTGAAATCGTATTGAGCTCAGATAATACATTTGTAACTTCATTCACATTTAAAATTAAAGTTGTAAAGAATTTTGCGTTAGATAGTGGTATTGATTCAACAGAAAATTTTAAAAATCTGTTAGATGCGATTGCAAAGGCACAAACAACTATTAAAACATTGGAAGGATATCAAAAACAATTTGATGATCGATTAAAGCTTACTGTAAATGTACGTAGTGGAACTACAGATCCTACTGTACAAGATGGTGATAAAGCTGGGGATATCTATATCAAATACGAGGAATAGTGTATGACTGTTTTAGCAACGTTAACCTATAATCCGTATTTAATGCTTACGTTTGAATCTTACAACGAGAGATACGAAGGTTCGTATCCTAATTTAAGATTTAAAGCGGATGTAAGGTTTAGATACACCGGAAATTTCAAAATCCAAGCAAACAATGTTGTTACTCTCGGAGGACTTTCTAAAACTATTTCAAGATGGGATTTAAATTATATCCAGGATTCAGGATGGTATTATCTAGGACAAATTAATGACCCTATGTACTGCAATAGACAACGGTATTTTGAATGGGATGCGAGTTGTCAAGGCTTTCCTAATTTATCGGGGAAAGCAAGATTGACTACACCATTAATTGATTTACCATCATATGATGCATGGATATCAGGTGTTGGAAACAATGACATTTCAATTTTTGGAAAGTTGAAAACGAATCCATATAACTTATATACATTACGTTTATATTCTAATAAGGATGAACAATTTGTAAGTAATAATTTAAATGGAAATTATACTTTTACTGGTCTTACTCAGAAAACAGAATATGAATTTCATGTAGAATCTTATATGGCAGACTGTAGCGGAAATAGATTGTCACAAACGGTATTAAAGGCCACTACATTGGAAAACTACGCTTCTGTATATGTAACTTATGTAGATTTTGAAATTATCAAAGGTAGTGGAAATACAGATGATGTGAAATTCACTGTACATACATCGGATGATGGACATGTTAAATCAGTAACATACAAAGATGGATCAAGTCAAAACACAGTGGATTCTAGAGAATTTAAGCTATATTCTGTTCCAAAAAATACAGAAAGAACGATTCAAGTACTTGTTACAGATTCATTAGACAGAACATCTTCATGGGTGAACGTTAAATTCAATACAACGTTTACACACATGGAAGTGTGGAGGTTTGATGGAACAAGATGGAAACGGGGCTATTCATTAGCAGTTACACAGAATAGAAGTAATTATCAGTTATGTAGATTATTTGTTTTTGATGGATTGGAATGGAAAAAGGCAATTCTATATAAGTAGAAGGAAGGAGCATACATGGAGATAAAAAGAGATCATATCTTTATTCGTCAAGGTGATACTATCATTTCTGAAATATCTTTTAATTTCAAAAGTGGAAACACATTTATACCTGGAGAAAAAGATCAATGTTTATTTGTTATTATGAAAAATTTTAAAATGGTTAAATGTGTTGAAATTAAAGATGATTTAAAAATCAGGTGTCCTACAGATGATTTAGAAGTTGGAACTTATTCTTGGGCTATTCGAGTAATGGCAAATGGTATTCATGATACACCGTTATCTGGTACATTGATAGTAAGAGGAGGGTAGAAATGGCTAAATTAAATGCAACTTTAAGCTTTGACTTAGATACATATGCAGGTGTAGATAATGAGACACTTGTTATTGATGCACGTACTCGTGAGATTTATATCCCTGATCCTGAAAACGTATTTGGTGTTCAATACGATAAAGATTCTAAATATATTCGGTTTAGGGTTATAAATACGGTTTCAGAAATATTTAAAATGGAAGATGCTTTAATACGAGTTAATTATCGAGATTCAAAAAACATTATTGGGTCAAGTATAACTACAGATAAAGTTACTTACTATGATACGTGTGAATTTGCTTGGATCGTACCTAATAACGCATTAAAAAATAAAGGTGATCTTTATTTTGTGGTGAGTGCGGTTATTGTAGATGATGATGGAAACATTCAAAAAAGATGGGCTACTACACTATCAAGAGTTGTTACTCCTGAAAGTATATATTCAAAATCTGCTTCATTAGATCAAAATGAACGAGATGAGATTGCGATGATGCTTTTACTAGTGTCCGAAAAGTGCAATCAAGCAGTGAAAGATATAAGAGAAGCACGTGATACAGGTGTAACAACAATTACAAATATAAAAGATTCAGGGATTGAAGAATTAAATGATTTAATTTCCAAGTATGGCATACGCTTTGAGGATTTAAATGTTCTGAAATCTAGAGTAGATCAATTATTCGATTCAGGAAGCTTGCCTGATGCCAATACTGAAATAACGGATATTCGTATAGGATATGACGGAAAAATTTATTCAACAGCTGGAAATGCGATAAGAATACAGATTTCTAATATTATGGAAATGATATTAGATAACCATTTTTATACACCTTTATTAATTGATATAGATTCTGAACTGATAGATGAAGAAAATAACATATTGCAAGCAGATTGGCGATATAAAGTTGAATAGGTGAGATTATGAGACAAGGAACAACACCGACAATTGTTATAAATGTTAACAATATAGATTTAAGTGAATTAAAAAGTGTTTACATTACATTTGAGCAAGATGGACATCTTTTAAGAAAAGATATGTCTCAAATTGAAATTGAAGATGATGAAATTAGAATCACATTAACACAAGAAGAAACACTTAAATTCAAGAAAGGGATAGTTAACGTACAATTAAGAGCTATAACACAAGATGGGTTAGCGATAGCAAGCTCAATAGCTACAACTACAGTACATAGAATCCTTGATAAGGAAGTGATTACATGATTTTAATGAATCAAGTTACGTTGGATGTTCAGGATGACTCAGAGCAGATTGATATAGAAGTAGATGGAAATAGTGATGATTTGAATTTAGAAGTCAAGGAACAATATGGAGGAGGCACATCCGACTATAACAAGCTCAGAAACAAACCTAAATTAAATGGAAATGAAATCATTGGTGAAGTTGAAGAAATAGACCCAACAGTTCCGAAATGGGCAAAAGCAGAAACAAGACCGGTATACACTCCGGAAGATGTAGGGGCTATGGCAGAAGGTTCTGTAACATCTGTATCAACAATCGAACTAGATGAATTATGGAATAGTCTATAGGAGGAAAAAGAATGGCTATTGAATATTTAGATAAGAGTGGATTGACGCTCTTAATCAGTAAGATTAAATCTGCATTAGGTGGAAAAGTTGACGTTGTAAGTGGTAAAGGCTTATCGACAAATGACTACACAAGCGCAGAAAAGCAAAAATTAAGTGGTATCGCAAATGGTGCTCAAGTGAACGTGATTGAGTCGGTAAAGGTAAATGGTACGAAGTTAACGCCAAGCTCAAAAGCCGTAGATGTTACAGTACCGACAAAGACATCGCAATTAACGAATGACAGTGGATATCAGTCGGCAACGAGCGTTGAGTCAATTATCACGGCTAAAGGGTATCAAACGCAATCACAAGTACAATCGTTGATTAATTCGGCAGTTGGTAATATTACATCTATTAGATATGAAAAGGTAACTAGCTTACCTGCTACAGGTTCAAATGGTGTTATTTATTTGGTTGCACATTCACATGGAACGCAAGATATTTATGATGAATATATTTGGCTTTCAGAAACAAAAACATATGAAAAGATTGGTAATACAGACATTGATTTATCTGCGTATGTTAAGAAGTCAGAATTAACTGCGATTACTACAAACGATTTAAACACAATGTGGGGTTAGCATATGGCTTTCGTATTCAAAGACAAAGCTTCTATTCAGTGGCTTGTCTCGAAAATAAAGTCTGTAACCACATCACATAACGCATTGAATCAAATGGTGATGAATAATCACTTCACTACAAATTTGAACGCTACAAGCGCTCAGGATTTAGTGGATGAAAAAGGAAATACAATCCTAGCCGATTGGTCTTACGAAGTGGCAAGTGGAGAAGTCGGCACGGATTGGACATATAAAGTCAAGGAGGAATAATACATGCCAGGAAAACAAGTCACGGAATTAGACGCATTACCTAGTTTCACTGATAATAGCTTATTGCCTGTACACAATGGTGCAGGATTGAAAAAAGGTTTATTATCGCAACTAGCTGATTATTTAGGAAAAAAATTCAGTAATCCGAATTTATTGATTAATCCGGATTTTAAAATCAATCAAAGAGGTGCTACGAGCTACGAAAAACAAGGTTATTCAGTAGACCGTTGGAAAATTTGGAATGTAACAGTTACGTCAAACGCTAATGGAGGTATTACAGTCAAGAATGACAAATACACAGATACCGGAACTTTTCTACAATATTTAGAAAATGCGACGGAAGGTGATTCTACATTATCATGCTATGTAACATCTGTAAGCGGAACGGTAACAATGGTGGCAGATGATAATTCACAAGTTGTATTGAAACAAGGATTAAATGTTGTACATACAAGTAAGAGCACAAAAGCATTTACAATCTTTTTGAATCGAGGAACTAACATAACTCTTAAATGGGTTAAATTGGAACAAGGTAAAGTAGCTACGGAATTTATTGCTCCAAATTATGCGGAAGAAATTTTGAAGTGTCAAAGATTCTATGTAGTTCTAGAGAGTTCATTAGCCGGCTATGGAGCTAATAGCGCTATATATATTCCTTTTGCAAGGGGCGTTTATATGCGAAATAGTCGAAATGTAATCTTTACAGGGGCTAACAAGCAAACTTTTCTTAGAGTTAACGGAACAGGTAAACAAATCTCGTTTAACACAACCAATGGCTATGCAAATAATCAATACTTACGTGTATATACAAATCCTGTAGATACCTCATTAAACAATACTGCAATTGGTGTAGATTTAAACGATACAACAATAAGTGTAGACGCAGAAATTTATTAGGAGGAAGCTATGAACGAATATAAAGTATATGTATCATTACAAGATGGATACATCACATCTATTAATTCAGAAATCTTCTTATCAGAAGAAGAAATGTCAACTATGACAGAGATTGACAAAGGACAAGGTGATAAATACGCTCATGCTCAAAGTCAGTATCTAGAAAAAGGATTAGTTGATGAATTAGGTCGATATAACTACAAATTTGTAGAAGGTAAAGTGATTGAGGTTGCAGAAGGAGACAAACCAACAATCGAAGAACCAAAAGCAGTGCCAACTGAGCAAGAGAAGATTAACGCACAATTAATGTTACAAATCGCACAGTTAAAAGCTCAGATGAATGGGGTGAAGTAGTATGAGTTATGAATTAATTAAATCGTATTATGAATTAGGTTTATTTACAAATAATGATTTAGAAATTTTTGCTTCTATTGGATGGATTAGTGTAGAACAAAAAAATTCTATCGTTAATAAATAGGTGATGTTTTTATGAGTGGAGAATATCTTAGTGTTATTATTTCTGCATGCATGCTTGTAATTGCATTTATTACGTATAATCGTGGCACACGTAAGATGGATGGAGAGCAAATATCCAACATGGCATTTTTGAAGAATGAATTAGAACATATTAAATCAGATTTAAGTGATATTAAAGATTCAATTTCAGAAATTAAAAAAGGAAGCAATTCAATGGAAGTGGAGCTTTCTCAAATAAAAGAACAAATAACTACTTTGTTTAAACGTGTAGAAGCGTTGGAGGATCGTAATAAAAATGGATATTAAAGATGCAAACAAGAAACTTCAAAATGTAGAAGAAAAAGTAGATAACATTTATGGTTTTTGCTCAAAATTAATTGATAGAAACTATAAAACAAGTAGAACGATTATTACAGTATTGGTTTTAGTGATTATTGTTCTTTATTCTACTATTGTTTGTTGTGGTTATTGGAAAGATGATCATGTGAATAATTGTTCTTGCGAAGCTAATTCAAACCAACGAATTTAATTAAGGCGGTGGTTTATATTAACAAAGCTAACAGATTAAAAGAGATACGTCCTAATGATGCATTAATACTTATCAAATCTGTTGGATTAAGAAAGAAATATGAACAGATTTTGATTATGAGATATGTATATGATATGTCATGTACCGAAATTGCAGATGCATTACATATGGAAGTACAAACCATAAGGAACAGAGTATGCAAAGCAAGAAAAATGTTCGATAAATATGTGAGCAATCTATAATGGTTGCTCATTTTATTTTGGGTATTTTATGAGTATTATTCGAGTATTAAATTATTTGTTGCGTAACCATATAATTAAAGCGTAATAAAGAGGTGGTTGAAATGTATAACAATTATAATCCAGCACAAGCACGAATTGACAGTTTGATGCAGCAAAGACAAATGATAGATCAACAAATTCAGCAAGTACAACAGTATGCAAATATTCCACCTATCAATATTAATAATCAGATTACACCACAACAACAAGGTAATTTTGATTTTAATGGAAAATGGGTGAATGATGAGAATGAAGCTAGAAACTTTGCGAATGCAAATTTACCAACGATTTTATTTGATAACAATAAATCTATTTTTTATATGAAATCTTTAGATGGAACATTTAAAAAATTTAAATTTGAAGAAATCACGGAAGATGCTTCTAACAGTATAGAAAATCGTGTAAATGGAATCGAAAAGAAATTAGATGATTTGATATGTGCATTAAGCAAACCACCAAAACAAGCTAATGAACAGCCAAAGAAAGGAGCACAAACAAAATGAATCCTTTAAAAAGTATTATGGGTAATATGAATCCAATGAATATGATGAATATGGGAAATCCCCAACAAATGTTAATGAATATGTTGTCGCAGAAAAATCCACAAGCATTTCAACAATTTCAAATGCTTATGAACAGTGGCCAAAATCCACAAATGATTTTAAATCAGATGATGGGTAATTTAAATCCACAACAAAAGCAACAACTGCAACAAATGGCAAAACAGTTTGGAATCAGGTAACAACGGCTAAACCGTTATTATAGAAAGAAAGGAGAACATATATGATGGAAAACGGAATGGGAATTCAACCAACTTACAACTTAGCCGAAAGAAATGACGGCTTTGGAGACGGAGGAGGTTGGTGGATTTGGATCTTGCTAATCTTCGTGTTATTTGGATATGGAGGCTATGGCAACGGAAACCTAACAAATGATTCTTTATTGAATGAAGAATTCATTAAACGAGACATTTTTAACACAAACACAAATGTATCTCAAACAGGTTGTCAAACTCAACGTGATGTATTAGAAAGTCGCTATACTAATCAGTTAGGACTTCAAAACTTGCAAGCTCAGCAACAAGAATGCTGCTGCAACACTCAACGAGCAATTGACAATGTAAATGCTCAAAGTTTCAAAAATACTTGTGACATTACAACAGCAATTCATTCAGAAGGTGAAGCAACACGTGCATTGATCAATGCAAATACTATGCAAGAATTACGTGATCGTTTAGCTGATCGTGACCGTGATTTATTGACGGCTAATTTCCAATTAAGTCAACAGGCACAATCAGCAAATATCATTAATACTTTGCAGCCAACACCAAAACCAGCTTACATTACATGTTCACCATATTACGCTTACAACAACGGATGTGGATGTAATGGCTACAACAACTTATAATCTAGCACATATGTGATTAGGCAATTGCCTTTGGATTTAACGGGATAGTCGAAAGGCTATCCCTATTTTAATAGGAGGATAAAAGAAATGATTAATAGTATTGCTACGGCTGTTCAGACAGTCGATAATTCAAATAATGTATTGTTTCCTACAGATCGTGTAAGAAGCAAATCATGCCAGTGTCCATGTAAAGGATGGTTGGCACATGATCTAGGAAGTGGATTGTTTACACTAACAAAGCCAGGTATCTATGAAGTAACTTATACTGCGGATATTACGAGTGCAGCGGCAGGACAAGCTTCTTTAGTGCTTGAACTAAATGGAGAAGCAATTGGTGGAACACAATCTATTTATACTGTTGCAACTGCAAGTGCGTATGGAAATGTAAGTGGAGACACTCTAATTCAAGTTCCATGTGGTGCATCTTATACAATTGCATTAGCAAATAACAGTGGTTTAGATCTATCTGTTCAAAATGCAAATATCATCATTAAAAAGATTGCGTAGGTGAAAAATATGCATAAAGCAATGGAAGTTAATGAAAAGATAATGCATGAGTCAGTAAACATGTTAGAGAAATACGGATATGCAGAATCTTATTTCCACGCATTATCTCAAGCTTTAGATAATATCAAAGACATTGAAACTATAGAAGCAATGAGAAATAAATATCAAATTGAGATAGGAAAAGATGGAGTTTCAACTGTCGCAAGATTAAAAGAAGATAATGATGGATATAATATTCATGATCCAGAAACAGAAGATATTGTTTATAAGCTTGCAGAACATTTGAAAAAATATAAAGCGTTCAAAGAAGAATATGAGCGTACAAAAGGTGATATGGATTTAGAAAAGTCTCATCGTGAATTAGATAAGACTATGAAATGTATGCAACAAATCGTAACTATGATTCATGGATGCGTTGATTCAGATGAAGAAAAAACAATGATTAAGACACATATACGAGACATGTTTAATATGTATCAATAAGGCCGTTAAATACGGTCTTTTATTTTGTACAGTGTACAAACGATTTAAATACTATTATTAGGATAGGAGGTATTTGTAAATGAAAAAATATAGTAAAGAATGGTGGATTCAATATGGCTATTATGCAAGTATCAGAGCATTAAAGACAATTGCTCAAACTGCTGTTGGTGTTATTGGAGCATCTGCATTATTGGAAGCTGTTGATTGGCGAGTTGTAATTTCATCAGCGTTTTTGTCAGGCATCGTCTCGTTGCTGACTAGTATTGGCGGATTACCTGAAATTAGTGTACCGGAGGAATAATAATGAATGATGAAGAAAAAGTAGTAGATTATGAGAATCTATCAGAAGAAGCAAAAGAAGAATTAAGCAATGGCAAGGAAGAAGGTGTAGATGAAGAATGTCGTATTCCGGATTAGCAACATATTGTAACAGAACATCACAACATTATGATGGTCGTTTTGGATATAAGGTTTGTAAAATCACTCCACACTACATGGCTGCGGCATGGAGTGGTAAACAATGCGCAGATTATTTTGCACGAAATACTCGTCAAGCATCTTCCAATTATTGTATTGGAATTAATGGAGACATTGCATGCAGTGTTGATGAAGAAAATGCTGCATGGACAAGTTCAAATTGGTTGAATGATTCTCAATCAATTACAATTGAATGTGGAAACATTAATAACGCAACTGGAGAAATGACGCAAGCTACTTGGGATAGCTTGGTGAATCTATGTGTTGATATTTGTAAACGATATGGATTTAGATTGAACTATACAGGAAATTCTAGCGGATCATTGACTATGCACAAAATGTTTGCGGCTACATCATGCCCTGGAGCATGGTTGGAAGCACGTATGCCACAATTGGCTAATGAAGTAAATGCAAAGTTAGATGGAAAGGTTGAAACACCAAAACCTACAACTCCAAGTGGAGAAAAATATTCAGTTAATTTACCTATCTGTACAAACACATTGAGTGTGAATTGCTACGGAACTTCTACAGTTAAAAAAGGTGATTGGTCAGGTGTCATTGGTAGAGTAATTAAAGGAACCAAATATCCATATCGTGTTGATCGTAATGGAGTAGCGATTGGATGGACTAATGATGCTGGTATTGATACAGACCCTCATGTGCCAGTTGGCGCCACACAGTCTAGCGCAGAAGCTATCGACCAAATCTTGCACGAAGGCAGCTATGTTACTTCTGTACATATGAAAATTGGCAATCAAGGATTGAAGAAAATTGGCGATGATTTATGCTGCTATCTATCAAAACTGGGTGGTTGGTTTCCAATTCGTATGGTAGACAAAGTACCTAATTCAGACGGATATAATGACAATGTATTGCATACCACAAATGCAGTAGTCTATGTATCTAGAATCAGAGTCGATGCAGTGAATGTTCAAAAGAATATTGTCAAGATTGGTGGCGTTTGGGTTGACCCAACACCATTAACAGAAATTGAATAAAATAAAAAAATAAAAAAATTGTTTGACATAATATGGTTTATACTGTATTATCTTTCTTGCGTGAAGCAGTGAGGTACATTTTGGGGTACAAAACAACAAAGTGCTATCAAAACACGTAGATAATGATGTAAATAACATCAAATATCAATAGATATGAGGTATTTATATAATCCCCTCATCTGCTCCATTTAAAATTAAATATTGGTCCAGTGGTGTAGTGGTTAACATGCCTCCCTGTCACGGAGGAGATCGTGGGTTCGAGTCCCATCTGGACCGCCATTTAGAAATTTAAGGGTAATCCGCAATTAGATAGGGTCGACTAAAAGTTGGCTTCAAGAATTGTAGGGTTGAAAACCCTATGAGTGTTTAAAGGGTTATTAACTAGGGAGCAGAGATGTTTAAATCTCTGCTCTTTTATAATGGGTGATTTGAATCAATGTATTCAGTTAACTTGTCATATAATTCTTCGAATCTTATATCAATGTATCCGCGTAATTCTTCGATTTCAAATTTCATTTCATTGTCTTGTAGATTTCTGAAGTATTCGATCAATTCGATAATATCTTGTGCATCCATGATTATTTCTCCCTTGGTTTCAGGCTGAATGTTGCGTTTGAATCGAGTACATACATTACGCGATTGCGGAAGCGAAGCCAGTTGGTGTAGCCATTGGCGTTGTTCTTGATACACTTGATAATCTTGTTTCGATTCTCAATGATCGCATTATTCACTTTTTTATTGCAGACCACCACCTGGCCTTTGTCTGCCTCAACTTTATATTCAGTATCTACAATCGTAAATGAATTGATGATCTCCTGTTTCCAGTTAATAAGATTATTGGAGAATTTGATCATTTCTTCAATGTTTGTATCAATGCAGCTGCGAATCAGATTTTCAAGATTTACTTTCGCATTGTCGATTGTAGATTTTGAATAGAAGTCTACAAGTTCTAGTTTTAATGAGTAACAAATAGTTAAATCATTATTGATGTCGAGTAATTTCTTTC